TTTGGCACAAGTTGCATAATCTTTAATAATTTTATTGTATTTATTGGTTTTATAATGCTGTTAGACGACATAGAGAAAAACTATCCTTACATATCCGTAGTAGAATACGGTGGGCAGGAATATGTGGGAGTAATCAACAATCAGGACAATTCAATCACCAGTATGTTCATATTCACCGACATACCTAATCCAGAAAACAAGGAAAAATTTATAGATTTGTGCAAAACATGGTGGTTTGAATCCAACAGAATGATACCAATCGGAATATTTTTACGTCAAGAGATGGAAGCATTTAAACCTATTATGATGATAATGAATACCAAAGATGTACAAGTAAAAATTGGACCTGTCACAAGTTTAACTAATCTTGCAATGAAACGTAGTAAAAGAAAATCAGTCCAATTAGTGCGAAAACCCAAGTAATCAATCAAATAAAAGTTTTGCAAGTCGTTTGTTACCTTTTTTATCAAGATAATTTTTTACTCTTTTGACTTTCCAATCTTCGTAAGGGAAAACATATGTTGGGTGATCAGTTTTGTCTTTACCCCATTTAATCTTATTCCAAATTCTTTCGTGTCCATAGTACAAGAACATTTTTGTTACAACTTCTATGCCGGCTATTGCACCAGCCATACTCAATGTTCCTGTGATTAGCCATGAAATAATAAACGTATCACTTGTTGCAAGTATACGCCATGATAATGTCTTTGCTAAACTTCTACGTGCTTTGCTTTTCATTTTTCTCTAATTGCTCACAAATTAAATTCATATGAACAACTACGGCTACTGCGTAAGATGTTGCGTGGGATTTTTTAAAAAAGTATTTGTCATCAGTTGGTTTAACCCAAACTTCTTGCATAATTTTATCCCACGACTCATTCAACAAATATCTTTTGCTTGGTCTTATAATTGCCAATACTGCCGCTAGTTGTTTTATGTTTCTTGGTTTAAGTTTTTTTAATATTTCTGAATGTCCATTAATATGAAATACTTTGTCTACAAAGTCTTGTGCTTCCAACAATTCCCAAACTGGTTCTTTATTCATCAAAGTTTCCAAATGTTTTTCATCCTGTATATCTTTGTATATGCTTACGTTCAAGCAATCTATCTTAAAATATTTTCTTTGTTCTGCTGTGTCATAATCTAAAGTACTAAGATTTGTAGCAGGGTCATGCGGAACTTCTGTGAAGTAAACGCCAGTGTTGTGTTTCTTTCCGTTATCTAATTTTGCTACTCTATGTTTCAATTTATCAAGTAGATCATTTCTATCTGCAAAGTCTATATCTATATCAGGCATTTACTACCTCTCTTAATTTTGATTTTGGAACATCGATGTGTCTTTTATCGCACACTTCATATATGACACATATATTACATTTAGGTTTTTTGCTTGTACATACTCTTTTTGCATGAGTAATTAATTGCATATGGGCCGCATACTTGTACTTGTCAGGAGTTGTGTCATTTACTGTAATTGCACTCTTGCTTTCATCTAATGTATCTGTCCAACCTAATCTCCATAATAATCTAAACACGTGGGTATCAACTGCTATGTTAGGAGCACCCCAAACGAATCTCATCATTATGTCTGAACTTTTTCTGCCAATGCCAGGTAGATCCATAAGTTCTTTTTGTGTTTGTGGAACTTTACCATCATATTCCATTAATAGTTTATAACTTGTTGCAAGTATATTTTTTGATTTTGCATTGTGTAATCCGGCAGGACGTATTGCTTCTATAATTTTTTCTCTGGAAAGTTTTATCATCTTCTCAGGAGTATCTGCTAAAGAGAATAATTGTTTGCAGGCAATTGCTGTCCTTTTGTCTTGACTTTGTGCCGATAACATTACGCCTATCAAACTAGTGTAGGCTTCTTTGTGTATTTTTGCCGCTGGCTTTCTGTTAGAGTACTTGGGCCAATAGTTGCCTAGTTTATCGTAAATGTATTCAATTTGTGTTTGTGTCTTCATCTAATTTCTTTACTCGCCTTGTATGTCTGCCTTTTAAAAATTTAGTTTCAAAAAATGCCTCTATCATATGTTTTGCTGTTTCAAAATCTACGTAGTCTGCACCAATACATAATACATTCATATCATTGTGTTGTCTAGCCTGTTCCACATCAAAGACGTCAAAACATACCACGGCTCTTGCTCCTTTGAATCTATTTGCCTGTATTGCCATACCAAAACCACTACCACAAAATAAAATAACTCTATCATCCTTGTCTAAAAATCTGCAGGCTTTTTTGGCTATGTCGTTGTAATCTGTTCTTTTATTTTCATATATGCCTATGTCATGAAAGGTAACAATATCGTCCATACACTCGTCTATAGGACATATCCATTTGGACACTTCGTCCTTAAGTTCCATACCTCGATGATCAGCGCCTATTGTTAAATCTATCATAATGTTAACTTACTATGTCCTCCACCTATTTCACCTTTTACCCATACATTGAAAGACAGCGTGTATCTTTTTTCGCTAGGATTTGTGTTTACATTGACGCTATGATTTAAGAAACTAGGAAACATAATCAAATCCCATTTCTTAGGACACACAGCCATCTGTGGTTGATGATACAGATAACTTCTTTTATTTGTATAATCAAACTCGTCTTTGTGATCCAAACGCACTGTATCTGTAAAAATATTATTATGATTCTTATCTTTGTGGAATACTATATTTGCTGTATCTTTACAATCTGTTAAAAATAAAACTCCGGAGAATAAACTGTTACTGTGATAGTGTTGATCTATAAAGTGATTTTGTTCATATCTATTACTCCAACTTGTAGTCATTACAAAATTGTGTTTCGGATGTATATCAAGGTAACCGTGTAAAAATTCACTTACTTTTTCCATTAATTCCGACTTTAGTGGCAATAAATTTTCATTGTCTAGCAGGTAATCATCTTCTGAAATATAACAAACCTTGTGACTTCTTTCTACGTAATTAATTTTATTTTTTATAAAATCTTCACTTTCTTTATATTCCTTTAATTGTGTCTGACATAAAGGTATGCCGAATAGTGGCACTACATTATTTTCATTTATCATAGTCTAGCCTCCTTTGTAACCTCTTTTACCATTTCTACATCTGCTGGCAATCTTTTGAACCTTAACGACCAATGACCAGGATCCATAATCGGATACACAATTTGCAGTTGTTCGTCATTTAATCTTGTCATCATATCTTTTCCTGTTCTACAGTTTAATATTAACCAAGGACTCACTTTGCCATCTTTTATGTCCATTACTGCTCTGTTAAGACTTACGTACTTAAAATAATCATGCCATGGCGCTTCTTTTTCATCACCCCAATCCATCATAGTCTTTATGGAACGTTCCATTGCCGCTTCGACCTTTTCTCGAAGTATTAAATCTATAGCATATTTTTGATACATTTCCTCTCTACACCAATGATCTAGTTTCACTCCGCTTGTCACAACATAGTCTATATACTTTGATGGATACAAAGGTTTTACGTTACTTAAAAAACTACCAAACTTAACAAATGCTGTGTAGTAAGGACTTTTGCAAAACTCTTCATATGTTTTTGGCTTTGTAGCCTTCTGACATAGTTCATAAAATCTTACAAATGTTTGATAACCTAGTTGTACACGTCTTTCATCTTTTTGTAGAAATCTTCTTTTTTGTTCACACATATGCACTGCTAAAGTTTTTTCTTTAGTAAATTTTGCACCGCAGTACGGACAAGTAAACAACTTTTCTATCATAATTGTTTTTTAATTTGCTCCTTTGTCATTCCAAAGTCTTCTGCTAATTGTTTTAAATCTTTTGCACTGTTTATCTTTGCAAGTAAATTTATTTCATCTGCTTTTTTAGTTGGATATAGTTTTTCCAAAAACTTTATTGCTTTTGCTGTCCCTGGACTCGATTTAAATTTATATCCAATCCACTCGTGATATCTTATATTTTTCTTGTCATTAGCAGTCATACAAAGTAGATACCATAAAAGTTTTTTGTGTTTTGTTAGTGTGAAAAAGTTTTTGTTATAATATTGATTAGTTTTTAATATTTGTAACTCTTTATCTTGTTTACTGCCTTTAACAGCACTTGCATATCTATTAAGTAAGTAAAAAGATACTTGTTTGCGTTCATCATCTGACAGTTCGTCCCATACATTTTTGGCATTCATATCTATTGCCGCTAACACATCTTTTAAAGGAAGTTTATTAATCTTGTTTACCATCTGTTTTCCTTAATTAATTCATATGTTAATTTTAACTTCTTAAGTTGAATTTGTAAAGACTTGTTTCCTTCGTTTGCGTACTCTACTATTTCTGATATTTCTACTTCATTCAAATACCAATCTGGAAAAATTGGTTTCTCAATGCACACACGTTCACCTTTGCCATCAATTCTTCTTGCATAAACAGTCGCACCACCATCTGGACTTTCATATATCATTGCAGGTTCTTTTTTCTTTTTTGGCATTACAACAGTTCGGTATATTCTATACTCTCACATTGTCTTGAAATATCTTTCACAAAAAATGCACAATCAGGATTTTTGCCATTTGTTAAAGGTGTGCTTATAAGTTGATTATTTTTCATCTTTGGAAAATACCATTTGACTTCATTGTAAAAATTAATTACATTTACAGGAGCAAATTGCGCCTTAAAACTGCTTAACGGATTGAATATAAATGATTCAAAGCCTCTGTCAGCGATACTGGTCAACGGTACCACGTCCACTGTATTACTGTCTTCTAGGTCTCCTACTGCAATACTCCAATCTAAAGGCATTGTAATTTCTTTACCACCTATCTCTAGAACAATCGCAGGCGCACTAAATGACTCTATGTATATCAAAGGTATAAAAAAGAAATCAGGCTCTTTGGGATTGCTATTATCTAAAACACTGAAAGCCATATCGTCCGACACAGTTTCAGGCAACTTGTTTAAATCATATGCTAGATTGTCTACTGTAAGTATTCTCATTATTTCTCTCCGAAACTGTTATCTTTTGTATCATAGTAAAAATATTTTGTACCTGTATTAGGAGCCTTGTATAGGGACTCCAACGGTAAATGTATGCCTGATGTAAATGATGTGCCTTGATGATTCTCACTGCCGTCTATGTTAATGGGATTATCAACGCTAACGATTGGACAGTTTGTTCCAAACGCCGCCATCCTTAACATTGCGTTGTGCATATCATCATACATTGGCTTAATATTATCTCCTTGATCTTTCGCTGAATTACTTGCAAATAAAATTAAGTCGACGTTTTCTTTTCTTAATTTCCTTGCACAGTTATCTCCACCGTCCCACCAATTTCCAGGAAGGTCATTACACAAAAGCACACCTACGTTTAACTCTTCGCCATCGATTTTAATTTTGATTGTTTGAGATCTACCTTCTGGCTCAATATTGTAGTCACATTGTGCCACATTGTGTTTTCCAACATAACCAATTACTTCTCCTTCTTGAATAAAAGTTAATTGGTTTTTGTGGACACCATTGTTAAAATTGCCGTCAACTTTTTTATCTTTATCATGTATCCAAAGAGTTCCTACCGCTATTCCTAACCCGGTCTTCTTACTATACTCTTTTAATTTTTCCATTGCTTCTTCTGTTGGACCACAAGTGTTTAAATTCCAAGACATTGTATCGTAACCACTTAATGCACATTCCGGAGTAAGTAAAAAATCCAGATTGTTCGTTACTGCCCAATCACAAGCATCTATTATATTTTTATAATTTTCCTGTACATTATTTGTAACAGGTATCTGTGCGGCTCCTATCCTCATAAATTTTTAATATATCTCCTTAATTCTTTGTCCTGCACGTTTGCAGGAATTTTATTTTTGTAAAATATTTTATAACTGTCACTGCCGTATTTGCCTATTCCATATAAATCTGATGCTTCTTTGCCGTCCCAACTTAAAAAATCTACACTCATGCCTCTTAATCTTTTTGCTCTTACTTTCCACATACCAAGTGGTTTTAAAATTCTTTCTTGTGTTTTCACCCTACCACGAATAAATTTTACAGCATTAGGATATCTTTTGAATAACTCTGGCAATACCTGTTTAACTTGTTTCCTGTAAGTTTGATTCAGACAGATCACGCCAACCATGTGTTGCCATTTGCTTTTTACTTGCTGTTGCACCATTAAATCTTCTCTCATGTCCAGTCTAGTTTCTCTATTGTAAATGGATAGTTTGCTTCTTTGTAAAACTTTTTCCTGTGTGTTAAATGACGTTTGGCAAATTTACAAGTAGAAGTAATATCCCATATCTGTACAAAGTCTTTGTCTTTGGCTTTACGTATACCTCTTCCGATTGATTGTATTACTCTGACAAAGGATTTGCCTGGTTCTATTAATACTAAATTGAATATTCTTGGTATGTTTATACCTACAGATGCAACACCATAAGTTGCAATTATAACTTTGTTATCTGTACTGCTAACTTCATCATACTGTTCTTTTCTGTCTTCTAGTTTTGTTTCTCCTTGTATAAAAACACTGTCAGGAATTAACGATTGTAATTCCTTTCCTGCTGTAAGTCTATCAATCAATATTAAAGTGTTGCCTGTGTTTTTAATCTTGGTTATTAGTTTAGCCATGTACTCCAAACGTTTTTTATTTGTTGTGAGATATTTTAATTCTTCTTGATAATTTTTATAGACGTTGGTGTCTAATAGTTGAACTATGTTCACGTGACATTTTGATAATACACCTTTGTCTTGTAATTCTTTTGCACTAATTTGATTAACAACAGGACCTATGCCTGCTAGTATGCTTTGAAATTCAAATTGTTCTTTAGGCACGGTGCCAGTCAATCCCCATCTGATAGGTGAATTTTTTAAATGATGTGTAAGTAATTTTTTCAATACATCTGCTTTTGCTTGATGCACTTCATCTATAATAACAGTCTTTACTCCGTCCAAAAAAGTTGCAAGGCTCAAAGTAGATTCTCCTGCTTTGTCTTTTTTATCCAAGATATTTAAACTTTGCCATGTACAAATTGTATGCGTTTTGTTAAGTTCTTTCCTGTCGCCGAAATAAACTCCAACATCTAATCCTACATTTACATAATCTTCTTCTGTTTGGGTAACTAATGATTTGTTAGGCACTATTACCACTGTACGACCAAACTTTTCGCACAAACTAGAAAGACAGGCAGTGATTATTGTTTTACCAGCACCAGTGGCAACTTCTTGTAAACTCTGTGGTTCTTTAAGAAAATTGTTTACAACGTCAACTTGATAGTCACGCAGTTCGATGTTTTGTCCTTCACACAAATGACCTTTGGGCCATGTCTTGTTTGCAAAATAATCCTTATCTATTTTGTCAAATTTTAAATCTACTTTTTGTCTCTTATCATCTATTTGTTCAATTTCAACTCCTGACTCTGTTAATAAGTTTATTATTGTATCGAGATGATTGACATAACCATTACCACCTAAACCAAAGAAACCAACCTTACCGTCCCATCTTCCTAATTTATATTGAGGCAA